AGGATACAAAAAGCTGTATCGTTTGAGACACAAGACCAAATTTAATTTAATTTAATATGTCAGAAAAAAAGAAATCAGTATTCGAAACATTGAGTGCTATCAATGTTAACGACAAAGTGGAGAAAAAAAACGGGCTAACTTACCTGAGTTGGGCATGGGCATGGGGTGAAGTAAAGAAGGTTTACCCAAGTGCAAGCTACCGAATCATCAGAGACCTCAACACCGGTGAGATTTACACCTACAGCAAGACTCTTGGGTACATGGTAATGACCGAGGTTGAGATTGAAGGAGAAGCATTGGAGATGTGGCTTCCAGTTATGGACGGAGCAAACAAACCCATGAAGTCAGAGCCTTACACTTACCAATCAACCAAGTGGGAGAGTGGTCGTAAGATACTTATCGACAAGACCGTTGATGCAGCAGACATGTTTGACATCAACAAGACTTTGATGAGATGCTTGACAAAGAACCTAGCCATGTTCGGATTGGGACACTACATCTTTGCAGGTGAAGACTTACCGGAAGTTGATCCAGTGGTATCAGCCCCAGTAAAAGCGGCTCCCTCAGTAAAGGAGGAAGCACAAGTGAATAAACAACTCAAGAAAGGCACCGAAGACTGGGACAAAGTAGTCAAATGGATAGGCGAAAACAAAAGCAAGTCAATCGATGATATCGAGAAGATTTTAAAGCAACGCTTTACGGTGACTCCTGCTGCGTTAAAAGAGATCAAGACTATATTAGATACCAATGGATAGGATTGAGTTGCTTAAATCGCTTGAAAACGACCAAGAATACTATCGTGGGATAGGCAAGTCGTTCCTGTCAAACTCTGACATCGGAGTTTTACTCAACAACCCAAGCGCATATGGTCGTGTTCGAAAGGATGACAAAGCCTTGGCTGAAGGTCGTTTGTTTCATCAGCTTTTACTTGAACCCGACAAGGTTCAAGACTTCCCAATTGTTGATGTGTCAACACGCACTACCAAGGAGTACAAAGCAAAGCTAGAAGAGTTGGGTATTCAGTTCTGCATGCTCAAGAAAGAAGTTGAATCGGTTGAGAGGTGGGCTTCCGCTATTAAGCAAAACTATTCCTTCTACGAGATGATATACCAAGATGAGAATCAATACGAGGTGCCAGAGGTTGGTGCTTTCTTTGATCTCAATTGGAAAGGCAAGGCCGATATTGTTACGCCAACGCATGTCATAGACCTCAAGACGACAGCGGACATCAACAAGTTTAGATACTCTGCCAAGTCTTACAACTACGACAGCCAATGCTTCATCTACCAAACTCTTTTTGGTAAGCCTCTAACTTTTCTTGTCGTTGACAAAGAAACTCTACAGCTTGGCAAGTTCACCCCATCACAGGAGTTCATCGACTCAGGTGCTCGTAAAGTGGAAGCAGCTTGCGAAGTTTACAATCGTTACTTCGGTCCCGGTGCATCCGAGGACATTATCAATCATTACATTAACCAAGAACTTTAATTTTAAAAAACATGTCAGAAGAAAAAATCTTTGCCAACGGCTTTATTTTCAAGAGAAACGAGAAAGCCCCCGAGTTTGTAGTAGGTCGCCTTTCAATGAAGGTCGATGATGCGATAGCATTCATGAAGGAACACCAACAAAATGGTTGGGTCAATGTTCAAATCAAGTACGCTAGAACTGGTAACCCTTATGTTGAACTTGATACCTATCAAGTGGAGCAAAAGACACCGGCTTCCACACCAAAGCCGAAGCTAAGTAACATCGAACAACAGTTCAAAGAGGCTGAGATACAGGACTTTGTAGACCAAGAGGAGGACGAGTTACCCTTCTAGATTTCATTCACCCAAAAGGAAAGGGGAGTACACGCTCCCCTTTTTTTTACCCCTATCAATGTTGAAATGTTATTTTCTAATCTTCCCTATTCTCTATATATATTTACTATCTCTTTCTTTTTATTTATTACTACAGTTCATTTTTTAAATTAACATAATTAACATAGATATTAATATACAATAAGTTAGATAAAAAAAAGCAACATCGATACACCATACAAAATGTTAAACCACACCACAATATGAATCAAGTAACTATATTCAAGAGTATCAAGGATACCGCAACGCCCTTTTTTAGGGACGCAAATTCTATTCTTCAGAGAATAAAAGATGGATCAAGTAAAGATTTGGTCAAGAAAATAAGACTAGAGAAGAACAAGAATGACAGAAATGAATTGAAGAAACAACTACCTGCGATTTGCTTTTCAGGTATGTTCAATAAACGCAACGATCAATCCCTTATCGAACACTCTGGGTTGATATGTTTGGACTTCGATGGGTATGAAAAGCAGAAGGCTCTGCTAGAGGACAAAGAGAACTTATCAAAGAACAAGTATGTGTACAGCGTTTTTATATCGCCATCAGGCAATGGACTCAAGGTTCTAGTGAAGATACCTGCTGACCCGGAGAACCATCAGAACTATTTCAATAGCCTTGACAAGTACTTCAACTCGATGTACTTTGATAGGACATCAAAGAACCTATCAAGGGTTTGCTATGAGTCTTACGACCCATTGATTTTCATCAACGAGAACTCATCGATATGGGACAAGATAGAAGAGACTGAGTATGTAGAGGTTGACAAGATTAAAGACATGCCAACCATCCCCATCACGGATGAGAATAAGATTGTCGATATCTTAATCAAGTGGTGGGAGAAGAAGTTCCCTATGGAGGAGGGACAAAGGAATCAGAATGCATACATACTTGCTATGGCATTCAATGACTTCGGTATAAACAAGAGCCTCGCTGGGTATGTGCTGAATAGGTACGCCAACGATAGCTTCCCATTGCATGAGATTGCTACAACGATAGACTCAGCGTATCAAAACACAGGGAAGTTTGGCACCAAGTATTATGAGGATGAGGAGAGAGTGAATCAGATCAGAGCCAAGGTCAGGAGGGGTGTGCCAAAAAAGGAGATACGCATCCAACTACAGGACTCTAATTTGGATAGCGATGTAATTGAATCAGTGCTCACCAAGATAGAAGAGGAGAATTCAAAGCAGACATTTTGGATGAAGACTGATAAGGGAGTCATCAAGATAATCCACATACACTTCAAGCAATTCTTGGAAGACAGTGGGTTCTACAAGTACTGCCCGGAGGGTGGCAAGAACTATGTGTTTGTGAAGGTTACTAATAACCTGATTGACCACACCTCAGAAAAGGAGATAAAGGACTTTGTGTTGAATCACTTGATTGAGTTGGATGATGTGTCGGTGTACAATTACTTTGCTGACAACACCCGATTCTTTAAGGAAGAATTCCTGTCTATGCTTTCTACCATTGATATCTACTTTATTGAGGACACAAAGGATTCATCGTATTTGTACTATAAAAACTGTGCAGTAAAGATTACCAAAGATAAAGTGATATCGATTGACTACTTGGATTTGGGTGGTTATGTTTGGAAGGACCACGTCATTGATCGCAACTTCGTTATGTGTAGCGTGACCAATGCTTGTTACTACAGGAGATTCATATCCAATGTGTGTGGTGGTGATGCTGACAGGATTGAATCAATGGAATCTACCATAGGATTCCTGCTGCATGGGTACAAGAACTTGTCGTATTGCCCTGCGGTTATCCTCAATGATGAGGTCATCAGTGACAACCCAGAGGGTGGTACCGGGAAGGGTTTGTTCATGAATGCTCTAAGCCAAATGAAGAAGGTGGTTACCATTGACGGTAAGTCTTTTACGTTTGAGAGATCGTTCGCATATCAATTGGTGAGTGCTGATACACAGGTGCTCGTGTTTGATGACGTGAAAAAGCACTTCGACTTTGAGAGATTGTTCAGTGTAGTAACCGAGGGATTGACATTGGAGAAGAAGAACAAGGACGCAATAAAGATTCCATTCAGTAAGTCACCGAAGATTGCTATCACTACCAACTACGCAATCAAGGGTGCTGGTAATTCTTTCGCTAGAAGAAAGTGGGAGTTGGAGTTGCATCAATACTACAGCAAATCATTCACGCCACTTGATGAGTTTGGTAAGCTGATGTTTGGTGATTGGAATGATGATGATTGGTGTGAGTTCGACAACTACATGGTCAATGCGCTGAAGGGGTACCTGAATAGCGGATTGGTTAAGAGTAAGTTTGTCAACCTTAAGATACGCCAACTGTCAGCAGAGACATGCCATGACTTCATAGAGTGGTGCGGATTAATAGAGAACACCGAGACCAATAGCTTGCTTAGACCTAACCAAAGAATAAGAATGAACGACCTGTACAATGATTTCATTGATGTGTACCCGGACTATGGTCCACGATCGAAGATGACAGTGTCCCGTCAGAGATTCTCGAAGTGGGTGGTAGCCTACTCGGTATTCAAGACGGGGTTAGTACCTGAAGAGGGAAGAGACATGGTAGGTAAATGGATGATAATAAGAGAACAAATAACAGAATAATATGAAAAACAATAAACAACAAACGGCAGTAGAGTGGTTGGTAGATCAACTTGAAAAACATTATGTTTTTCAAGACATCAAAAACACAACAGCATTCTTACAAGCCAAAGAAATGGAGAAGGAGCAAATTATAACTGCATGGGGTTACGGATGGTTAAATGATTACAAATCAGATGATGATGTAAAAGATTCAGCAGAACAATACTACAACGAAACATACGGAGGTAACAAATGAAAATAAACTTTGATTTAAAATGTAAATTCCCAAGTGTAGAATTTTGCTACAATAACAAATGTGTTATGATAAGATATTGGGGTGGATTAAAATTTGATAAAGTAGTAATTCACGGAGGTAACAAATGAAAAGATTAGCAGAATTTATAACAATAACGGGATATAGATTGGTTGAGTTTAAATTATACATAATATGTGGCATAGAATATTATCGTAACTATTCAAGATTTTATTGGGGAAATATAAACGGAGGTAACAAATGATACATTTAATATTGATAACAGTGCAGTTTATTCTTTTTATACCGTTTTATATAACTTGGATAATAGATTGTAAAAAAATTGGCAAAGAAAATTTAGGAGTAAGTTTAAAGGAAAGATTTTTATGGTGGCTTTTAGTATGTCCAATTTGGGCTATGGGATTTTTAATATAACATACGGAGGTAGCAAATGAGCGAACGACCTAAACTTGAAAGATGCTCCTTTACGTTTAACCAAGAAGGAAACACTAATGGCACTACTGATGACGTTGAAATTTTAACCATTGAATGTGAATCATCATTGGGAATAGATAATGACGGTGGTTGTTATTATGTATTGAAAACCGACGGTTGGAGCATTGATAGTGTAAAGGAATTGCAAGAATTATTTGACAAAATTCAAAAAGTAATAACAAATGAAAGTTAAAATGAGAATTGAAATTGTCAGCCCAGCAGATGCGATGTACCTATCAGGTATAAATTATAAAATAGGTGATGATGTTGTCGCAAAGGAACACCCAACTAAAGTTATTGGTAAATGCACAGGCTTCGCCCACAATGATACTTGCATTGAAATTGATGGAAGTTGTTGGGGAGGTAAGTATTTCTTCATGAAATCAGAGTGGCAAGAAATTGAAGTAGTAGAAGATGAAAGCAAGGGAATATAAATCACCATTAATTGAAGAGTTGATAAACGAGACAACTCCAGAAGAGTTAAATAAGATTGACAAACAAATGGAACAATTTAAAGATAAACAGTGGTTCATTGATAGGGTAGGCAAGAGAGTCTTTCGAAAGAATAACAATTGCTCATGCCCTATATGTTTGGATGTATTTGAGAACGGACTGGTTATAGGTAGCGAGATGCATGCCATTTATTTATATGACTGCCAAGAAACAGGATTAATTTACTACGATAAAGAATGAATAACGAAACTAAAAAAATTTGTATCAAGTGTAATCAGTTGAAGCCTATCAGCGATTACTACAAAGCTGTAAAGACTAAGGATGGTTATAACAAATCTTGTAAAGAGTGCTACAAGAAGAGAGCCAATGATTACTATCACGAGAAATCTAAGCAGAGAGAGTACAGGATTAAAGTAGCAATGAGAAGAAAGGAACTATGGAAGGCAAGGATATCATCGAAAGAGTAATAGGTTACTCTGACAAGGAGATGTACGAGTACTGCCTCCTACTCGATAGTGTTATCAATGCAACGATCATCAAGGATGTGAAGGTTGGTAACAAGAAAGAGAAGATGGAAGTGTTCAAGTATGACACAGACAAAGACACCAAGAACAGAATATCAAACAGCATAAAGCATTACGCAAAACTAATGGGAGAAAAAGGACTTTCTTTTAGAGACTACCAACTAGACATCATCGATCGTGGATCGGAATGTATCAACAAGCATGGCTTCGTTTATCTTGCCATGGAAGTAAGAACCGGGAAGACATTGACCTCACTGGGCATATGCAGGAAGATTGGATCCAAGAGCGTGTTGTTCGTGACCAAGAAGAAAGCTATATCGTCAATAGAGAATGACTATGCTCTACTATCGCCATCGTATTCTATCGATGTGATAAACTACGAAAGCCTACACACTATAGCCGGTACCAAGAATTGGGATGCTATCATCGTTGATGAGGCTCACTCTCTTGGTGCATTACCGAAGCCCAGTGCTAGAGCAATTGCCGTGGCCGATATAATCAAGAAGAATAACCCAAAGGTTATCTTGTTGTCTGGTACACCAACACCAGAATCATATGGGCAAATGTACCATCAGGTGTACGGCATACCGGGAAACCCCTTCAAGGAATACAAGACGTTCTATAAGTTTGCTGCTGACTATGTGGATGTGAAGCAGAAGAAAGTAAACAGTATGTTCATCAATGACTATAGCCATGGCAAAGAATCCATCCTGAATGAGATGAAACCATACACAATATCTTACACACAACAGGAAGCAGGTTTCGAGTCCAAGATAAAAGAAGAAATCCTTTATTGTAGTTTGAAGCCCTCAACCTATAATATGATTAAGAGATTGAAGAATGATTTAGTCATCCAAGGGAAGGAAGAAGTTATCCTAGCAGACACGTCAGTCAAGTTGATGACCAAGCTACATCAAATGTACAGTGGTACCGTAAAGTTTGAGAGTGGTAAGTCCATGGTAATAGATACAACCAAGGCCGAGTTCATAAAGGAGAACTTTGAGGGGTGCAAGATTGGCATCTTCTATAAGTTCAAAGAAGAGTACGAGGCGCTCAAGCAGGTATTCGGTGATGAGTTGACCACAGAGCTTGATGAGTTTAATAATTCTTGGAAGAACATTGCGCTTCAGATTGTCTCTGGCCGGGAAGGAATTTCATTGAGGCTTGCTGAGTATTTGGTTTACTACAACATAGACTTCAGTGCCACTAGTTACTGGCAATCAAGGGACAGGATGACCACTAAAGAGAGGAAAGAAAACACAATCTATTGGGTGTTCTCAAAGGATGGGATAGAGGATAAGATATACAAGGCGGTGTCCGATAAGAAGGACTATACAGTTAATCACTTTAAAAAAGATTTGCTTTCGCTTTGATTTTTTATAATTTCGTAAAGGATTAATATATTTAAAATGCAACAAACAACAGCACAATACATATTCTCAAAGTATAGTGAGATGAAATGGATTGATTTCGTTGAGTGGTTACTCAAGGAAAAGCAGGAGATAATCAAAAGAAACCAAGATGAAATTGAGATTGCTCACTTTCATGGGTCGTTAAGAAATGGGTATGCTTCTGATTACTACAGGAGTAGATACGAATCATTCATGGACAACGTACACATAGTCAAGTCTTGGGTGAATGGTATATGGTATCAGAGATTATACTACAAACAGGAGATGATAAATGACTTCGTGTCCGTTGATGAGGCTGTTGATTATGCAAAGAAGAACTATGACAGAACAACAGATACAATCAAAAAAGATCAAGCAACTTGAGGCATCAGGTTATTATGTAATCAAATTAATCAAGACAAACAAGAATGGGATCCCGGACATTGTCGCAATACCAAAGTATAGTAGAGCCTTGTTTGTTGAGGTGAAGACTGAGACTGGGAAGGTATCTCCGCTACAAGAGTACAGGATAAACGAACTAAAAGAACATGGAATAAAAGTAGAAGTATATAGGGGAACCCCAATGGACCAGAACAAAAGAAACGAAACAAACAGAGCTGAGAGAATCTTTTTTAACATGGACGAATGCCAAGAGATGCTCACAGATATCTACGAGAACTTAGTGGATAGGGACTTTGACTCCGCAAGAAAAGATGCAACCAAACTAATAGAAGAACTAAAAATAATAATCAAATCAATTTCAGAGGATGATTTCTAGTGAAGACAAAGCGATCAATGCGTTCGTAAATATCTTCTCTGGCTCATACGTTAAACTTGTTCAACCCGACACCAAATACAAGGTGCTCGACAAGGATAAGAACATCATAGCCTATGCTGATGTAGCGAAGAGAAACCGAACGATATCAACAGCGTACCCACTTATAGTAAAGGCATCGACACTTGTAAAGCTGGTAGACAAGAGGCTCAACCCGGTAATGATATGGGCTTGTGATGATGGGATTATTTACGGTAAGATTAAAGACCTCGTGTGTGAAATGAAATGGGGGAGCGAACTCCCCCAAGCCACGAAACCAGAATATGGAGAACTAATTTGTTTCTTTGAGAAACAGAAACAGTTCAAATATATAAAATATACTTGATACTATTCCTTTCTTCTTGATCCAAATCTAGAAGACCCGAATCCACCTCGTTTAGATTTTCCTTTAGAGCCAAACTTGGATGATCCAAAGCCAACAGACTCTCTGTCTTTTCTTCTTGATACAGATGGTTCATATCCATATAGCGCATCTTTTATCGCCCTCTCTGCGTCAGCTTTTTCTTTCTTTAGTTTCCTTTGCGCTTCAGCCTCGGTCCCCTTGCCATAGTATTCTTCATATACATCTGGATGATACCTCTTTAGGTCCGACATGTTCATGCCGTATGGCGTTTCTTTTTCTGACTCGTCCTTATTGTTTTGTTCAGCCCTTTCTTTGTCAAGTTCCTGATAGATCCACTTGTTGGTTAAAGTTCTAACGTCTTTATACAACGGTACAAAACCTGTACTACCCAAAACCTCTATTGGTAATCTGTAATACATTTCTCTGTCTTGCCTTTTTATTGCGTCCTCCTCTTTCTTTGGGGCTTCTGTAAATTTCTTATAGGCAAATTCAGATGTTCTTAAAGTAGGAGCGTATGGGCCAGACAAACCTATTAGGATATCTTTAAACTGAGGTGTCTTCCCGGATGGAGGAACTATATTGTATTGAATAGCATCTTCGTAAGCATTATACTCCCCACTTCTTAAGAAGTCAAAGTAGTTCTCGTTTACTTTCTCTACTCCATAGTTAACGAAGCTTCTTGATATGTTACCAAGGTTTTGTCCAAGTATGAGGGTTGTAGCTGCCGAAGCAAATCCTTGGCCAAAAGCTTGTGCCATTGTTTTCTCGTCATCATCATCCTCATCATCTACTTCTTTTAATCCTAATCCAGATAAAAGCATACCAAAGAAAGCATTACCAACAACCTTTGACATTGTAAAGTATATGCTACTTCTCAACACGACCCCAGCCAATAACCAACCTGCTTCTTTCCTTGACAGTGTGCCCTGTAAAAACACATCATGAATTGCTCTTCTTGCTACAAAGAATTCATTGATAACAAATTGGTTCATGAAGTTATCGAATGTCTTCCAGAATTTCTTAAGGCTTGAATCGGTTGCGTTTATCTGCCTACCCAATGAAGACATGAATGGATTAGATGTACTACCAGCCATAGCTGTTTTATTATCAGCATACTTTGTGGCTTCCTCTAATTGGGTTTGATACTGCCTCATGTAGGATTGGTCGTTGTTTGCTATCTTTTCAAAGTCAACTTCAGTACCTGTGATTTTTTTAAACTCCTTAGCAAACGCACCAAACCATAGAGGCCTAAGCATTAGTTTATCTGATACAGTAATCAAATTTGTAGCTAATGCATCTATTCCTCCTCTAACTGGATTCAATGTGTAGTTGTATATCTGCATGGCCTTATCAACTACAGCAGAATTAGCTCTTGATCTACTAGTCCCTATTGCCCTTTTTGTTACGTTGCTATCTAATGCTCTGCCAGTCAGCCCTTCTTTACCAAGAACCCTAGTAGTCATAGAACTATTTAGATTTATCATAACATCTCCAGCCGAAGGGTTCATGATAACACCTCTATACTTTACACCTTCTGTAAAGTCTGACCAACCAGCGGCAACAACGTATGCCATGTTTGATGTTAATTCAGATGCAGCCCTAGGAACGCTAGCAAGCATTGACTTGTATCCCATTCTTTGAAGGAACTTCAGAGTAGCATCGCTCATACCATCCATAGCATAAGAATTACTAAGGACATTCTTTAATACCTGCTCAACTGCTGTATCTAAAGCAGAGTATATACCACTAGTGTCTGCGCTCAATGGGCCATCTTCTTTTGATATATTCATAGACTCCTTCAGGGTACCTCTCGCTTGACGAACAGCATCAGTCATATAGTAATCCAACAATACTGACTTAGCCCCAGACTGAACAGTTGAGAATATGTCTAGGTTAATAGGACCAACCGTTGTACCACGGTCTTGCAATGCTCCAGATTCTGTTGATATGTTGTTTTGATTGAACGAATCCAATGCCTCTTGAACATAGTCAACTGGATTACCTTTAGACGAAACTCTAACTATGTGATTGTATTTATTGAGTAGTCTAATCTTGTTGTTTCTTATTACATCAGCAGTGAATACAGCTTCCGGCTCTATACTTAGGTTTATCTCATCAAATACCTTTAATGCATTATTCTCTGCTTGATTGAATGAAGCCTCAAGGGAATTCAAATCTAAGCCAACAACTTTGCCGTTGCTATCTCTCACGCCATACTTCTCTCTTATACCCCTAAGTATCTCCCCATCTCTTTCATTGTACATTATATCTCCATCAGGGATAGCTTCTAATATAGAATCCAAATATGCTAACGCTGGCTTTGCTCTAGGGTCTCCGGGATTTGCTTCGTACTCCCTTTGAATTCTATACAAAGCCATTTTCATTTTTGATTCAATGATTTTATTTGGTGATCTTTTAAATGACTTAACAACACCATCTAAAGCAGAGTCTAGCTTATTGTTTATCTTCCCTAGTCTTGATTCATACGAATTAAACATCTTCGCTAGCCTATCGAATATACCATTGTATAGTGTTTGAGTTTTGAAATCACCAAACATTTCGTCTATAAGTCGAAGAGGATTATTCTTAAACGACTCCATTATAGCTTTTGGTGTGCTCATAAAATTCTTTAGCATCTTGCTTTTAGTTGTGAGCTTTGCATTGTCTACACTCTTGCTAACAGGTATAGCGTTGTTTATATTCACTAACCTATTGTTGATGGTGTTTGCTATTGCAGGAAGAATTCCGTTGTTTATGTTGTCGGCAAGAGCTATAATATTATTGAGTTCGTTTATGCTCAATCGCTTGAGGATTTCTCTATTCTTAATAAGCCTGCTGATACTTAATGCCAACCCCTTTTCTAGGTCACTAGATAATCCAACAGTTGTAATGGATACGTTATTTATTATCTCATCTATAGCATCATCCTTTTCTTGCTGTGTCTGTTGTTGAGTAGGTTTAACCGTTGATGGAGACGGAAGTATTTCTGACTTATACTTCTTCATTAAGTCTCTTTCGTTCTCAGTTATCTCATTGTTCTTTAACATAGCATCCAAGGTGGCAGCATAATCCACTGACCCTTGAGCATTCATCACTGTACTTGTGGTGTTGTAGAACTTAGTAGTCAATCCGGGAATAGTAGACAACTCAGCATCAACATCAGCCAATATGTCTGTGACCATTTGAGTAACAGTGTTGATGTCACCTATTGGTAGTATTGCCGAGTTCTTTGAGAATGTATCTACAAGTGAACCATATTGATATAACGAAGACACAGGGATTTTACTTGGATTTATAGAGAATAACTTCCTTAGTTCTATTGTCAATGCATTTGCTGTACCAATCTTTTTTTCTACTGCATTCTTTGCCCTTGGTAATCTCTTGTTTAGTGCAGCAATATACTGATCGTACTCTGCGTTGTTAAACACATTAGTTACATAGTTTATGAACTCATCAACCTTCGCTTGATTATCCAAGTTTACTTTGCTTATCCTACTCAACAATGCTTTTGCTTGATTGGTATTAATCCTACCCTTCTGCTTCATTGAGTTTATAACCTTTGTAAGAGCAGCTCTCTTCTGATTGATGTCCATCTTGCCTTGACGGAAAGACTGAATCTCGTCTTTGATTTCTTGCTTCATGTCAACAAGGGCTGTTGTCTTTGCATGCAATGCCTTTATGGCATCCATAAACTCTTGCTTGGTTACATTATACTGAGCAGCGACTTGAGTTAAAGCATCCTGTATTTTAATACCTCCCTTCACCAATGCTTTGGTGGCTTTTATCATCAGCTTTAAAGTTGGGATTGCTATACCCATGGATAAATTCCCTTTAGAGAATTCATCAATATCATTTTCCAAATCCTCTAGGTACCCAAGAGCAGCCTCTAATGCAGTGTTGTTGTCCAGCTTATCTATGATAGCATAGCTTGGGGCCTCTTCTCTTGCGGCTATCTCTGCATTCTTTTTTTCTAGTTGCTTATTGAGTTTTTTTAGTTCAGCCTTAGTTTCTTTTATTTCCTCTTTGTATCCATCACGATAGTCGTCACTATCTTCGTTTATCTGATCGATCTTTGCCTTTAAGTCCTCCTCTTCTTCTTTGAGTTGCTCCTTAAATTCATACATCGCTTCACTGACTTCCTCTTTGGGTAGACCTTTCTTTTCAAGTTCTTCCTTTTTCTTTTTTATCCTCTCTGGCTTCTTCTTTTTTAGCTCTGCTATTTCTTTCTTAACTTCCTCTGTATCTGTCTTGCGATTGTATTCGGTGTTTCTTATTTCTTCCTCTAAGTCTTCTATCTGAAACTCATTGTAGTCAATATCTTTTTGTATTCTATCCGCTTCTTCTTTTAACTTGGATAGCTTCTTATCTTCCTTAGCTGGAGCCTTCTCTTCCTTAGCAGGAGCCTTCTCTTCCTTAGCAGGAGCCTTCTCTTCCTTAGCTGGGGCAGGTTTCTTAGGTGCCGCTTTAGCTTCCTTATCCGGTGCCTTTTGTTCCTTAGTCTTGATTATAGGGGCAGGAGTAGCACCTACCGCTTTCTTTGTAGCTTGATACTCATCTTGTATCTCCTTGATCTTTGCATCCTTCTGTGCTTGGGTTAGTTTTTTGTCGGCCCTTACGTTTGCAATCCTCTCTCTAGTCTTAGTCCTATAATCTTCGAACTCTTTTTCAGTCATGGGCTTTTGCTCTTGAACAGGAGCAACCTCTTGTACAGGAGCAACCTCTTGTACAGGAGCAACCTCTTCTACAGGAGCAGGGGCAACAGTAGTAGGGGTTTCTAATCTCTCTATTTTTTTTGATAATGAAGACAGCTTTTCAAGTACATTATCTAACTCAGCTTCAATCTTAGGGTCCTCTGTTTCTTCAAGTTGCTTTTCTAATTGGAAGTACTTTTTAGATAATTTTTTAAACTCTCTATTTAACTTGGGAAGGGTTTTCTTTTCATCCTCTAAAGTAGTTGTTGTAGTAGCAGGAGTAGCCTCTTGCACAGGAGCAGGAGCAGGAGCAGCTTTACTTTCTAAATCCTTAACATAGTTATCAAAAAACACGGTGTTTCTGATAGGCATAGCTTTACGCTCAATCTTATCAACCTTACCCCATTTGCCATTCTCATCTTGATTAAATATTATTCTAGTGGCTGAACCATCTTTGTCGAAGTTGTTATACTCTACATAAACTTTATCACCAAAGATGGTAATCATAGGCTCAGCTCCTATCTTTATTTTTTTTCTCTCTGTGACTTTCATCAAGAGAGCCATATTACTTTCATTTATGCTTTCTTGTATTGGGTCATTAAAGTCTGGCTCATACTCATACTTTGGTGTTTCTTTCCTTTTTGCAGAAGCCACTGGAGCAGGAGCAGTCTCTTGTACAGGAGCAGTCTCTTGTACAGGAGCAACTCCAAGTAGTGTATTAATGTTATCAACTAGTTCAGTTTTATTACCATTCTGTACATCTTTTTGATATGCAGAAACCATCTCAGACAATGAATTATAATCTTTGTTATTTACTACATAATAAAGAGCCTCTCTTTTCTTACGTTGCTCGTCACTAAAAGTACCAGCCCCAATATCAAATCCTATTAATTCTTTTAGTTTGTTAATGGCTTTTTTAGCCTTGATAGTTGCAGATCTTTTTTGCTGAGCTGTCCCAGAACTTGGATATTCTGTGTCGTATGCCTCATTAAAAGTATTTTGAAGATCTTCTAATTGGGTGTTGATGGTTTCAAATTCTTGACTTAACTCAGGAACTACCTCTTGCACAGCAGCAGGGGTTATTTCTTCTTTGATACCTTCTTCGGTAACGACTTCAGGTTCTGTTTGGGGTGTTCCTTGCGCCACTTCTTCGCCAACTCTGGCTTCTGGCTGAATAGGAACTTCACTTGTTGTTTGCTTTTGAATGGCATAGTCTTTTGCTTCTTTTCCTGTTAATGTATATGTATATCCTTCGTTTACAACCTTGGTTGTTTTCTTGCCTATTGGTAAACCAAGGATAGAATTTCTTACTTCTATTTCAGTTCCTTCTTTCTTTGTAGCTCTATCTCTAAATTGCTCAGGGATTTCATCTAAACTTTGAACCGTTAGTACAACTTGTTCATCGTCATTAAGTGATGATATTTCTTCTGGAACTACGACATTTTCTTGTTCGTTTAATTGTTCTAATTGAGTATTGATTTCTTTTATTTGCTCTCGCTGTTTCTTAGTCAACGCCTCATCCTTGCCTTCAATTGACTTGGATAATTCATTGCGCTTCTTTAGCAAGTTCATTGCTTTCTTGGTATCTCCCATGCTTAGGCCAGCAGGGATCTGTTGATACAAAGAACGAGCATTTCTATAATCATTGAGTTGTTCTTTTGCTTCAGTAACCGATATGTCTCCTGCATTGGCTTGGGCTTTTAATCTGGTAACAAATGCGGACTCTATCTTTTCATCATCAACCATCTCTTCAAAAGCAGCGAACTCAGCATCTGACATTCCTTCAAACCCTTGCTTTCTGTATGCTGATGAAACAGCACCGGGTACACCCATAACAAAACCACCTACAGCTTCTTGAGCACCGGCATACATTATTCTACCAAAGTATTCTCCAGCGTCTTTAGGAAGTTGCTTGAACATCTCCTTGCCTTTAACTTCGTTATATATCTGCTTGATCCCAATATCAGCAAGTTCCTGTAATGCTCCTGTCTCAAACTCAGCAGCAGCACCAGCCGTAGCGGTCAACAACCCACGAGCCACCATGCTCTCTACGTCCTGCTTAACAAACTCAGCAAATGATCGTGTGGTCCCGGCTCCTGCTGATTTACCTAATGCCCTACCTATGATGCCATTTAGAACTCCCTTTTGAGCTACTACATTTCTTAATCCAAACTCTTCAAGTACACCGACAGCTATAGCTATTGGGGCTTTAACTATGTTCTTTTCATTCTCTGATAGTTTGCTTAGCTCTGGGTCCTTCTCCATTTCCTCTGTAACAAAGTCTGTGCTTTGGGCTGCAAAGTTTAAAGTCCTTGCTGTGGCTCCACCTGAGCTGAATATAGCAGGCAAAGATGATGCCACACCGTACAATGCCCCACCTAAAAATGTACTCTTAAAATCTTCAAGATACTCTTCAGATATTCCGCTTGGTCCATACACTTCTGATGGTGCTTTTCTAGCCATCTCAAGTGTCCCCATCCCATATTTAACTTGCTTCTTTAATATGTCGGTAGCCTTGTCGTATATCTCATCAACCTTTTCTTGTCCATATTTTTTTAATATGTCAGCTTCTGTTCTTTCTGAGTATCCAAGTAATTCTGCTGCATTAGCAAATCTATCTTTCACGTCAGTTGTTTCTCTAGCATCCAAGAAGGGAGCCACAACATAGTCGGTAAATATTTGAACACCACCAGCAATAACACGACCCATACCTTCAGTATATCCTTGACCTAAAGCCTTTGCATAGCTACCAATCTTGCCTTGATTATCTATGTATTCTCCAATAGCTTGGTTTATTTTACCCTTGTTGTCTTCTAGTTTTGCTGCCCTAGATTCATAGTCTGCTCTTTGTGTCTCTATTGCCTCTAGTTGTTCCTGATACACCTTGTACTCAGGGCTACTTGGGTTTAATGTATTTAACTTGTCACCTATAAACTTAGAGTTTACGTTGTAGCTTTTAATAAAGTTGTTTATTTCATCTTGCTCTACAGATAAATCTTTTATCTTTCTTTCTACGTCCTTATTATTTACAAGCTTGTTGATTTGTCCGCTGTAAAATTTATTAAGATTACCAGTATTACTAGGCCCTTTTACTTTTTGTTTAATAAAAGACTTGAACTTATCTGATGTAGCTATGTCTCCTCCTTTTGTGAAGGAGTCCCATGAAAATGTCTCCTTGCTTCCGTCTGGAGCCTCTACTTCTACTGCATCTATCCCGGGCTGCGCTTCTTTGAATTTAAATCCTAAGTCGCCATATAGATATTCTAGTTTTGTTACAGCATCTCCCTCATCGTAGTCTACGATTTCAGTAGGGAACTTATCTATATACTCGTCAACTTTATCTTGAGGTTTAACGGGTTGTCTTTGAAATGCCGATAAACGCTCCCCAGATATAGATTCCAATAATGGGGATGGTTCTGCTTGCTTTTGTTTTGGGAACAAAGGAGAAGAAGGCTCTTGAGGCGCTTCTTTTTGAACTGGCTTTTGAGCCCAAGGTAGAGGTTTGGGTTCCTCTTTTTTTTTTAATGGTTGAACAGGAGCAGAGGCGACACCTCCAACCCCCATAAGAGAATTAAAATCCTCTTCCCCCTTTTGATAACCATTGGCAACAAATAAATCGTAAGCGTCTTTTCTTGCTGTTGGGTTATCTATAATTAATTGTTTAAAATCATCAATTGTTTTTGTATATCCATTGGCAACAAATAAATCAAAAGCATCTTTAATGGCTTGCTCATTCATAATTCAAATATATCTATATTAATTTTAATAACTACCAATCCTTTTCTTTGCATCTGGCTTTGCTTGTGCAGCAGGAGCTGGTGTTGTTGATGTGCTTTGTTTTTTTATCTTTGGCCCAACATAGCTATTGACAACATTCTTTTTGATTATCCTTATCGCTTCATCAAACTGATCTTCTTTATCCACATTCAATTGTGCCACCTGCTTACCATTTCTTATTACCAACACCATATCGCTATCATCAGGGGACACTTTGAATCTTAATCCTCCGTAATCTCTTCCAGATATTATAGTATTTAAACTAGCAGCTGTTTGCTCTGCATCACCTTCTTTTATTAGCGACTTGCCAACGTTAAGGTCTGCATATTTATTGACATCGAATCCTTCTCTGTTTGCTCTAGCATCACTAAACTCTGAGTTTATTCTCTTGCCTGCTGCCCCACTTCTCTTAACGTAATCAGCAATTTTGTCTTTGTCCCCTATGCCATGAAGTTCAGATCCAATTGCCGCCCAGTCATTAATGGTTGTCTTTGATGGGTCGTAATCAATTGTTCTGTCTAAGTTCGGGTCTGCATTTTTAAGAATAATAACCCCCGGTCTACTTACATCTATATCTACAATACCTAGCTCCATTGCTCTGTCTGTACCAAGTAAGTTCTGAGCAGCAGCTCTCTTTTGTGCATTGTTACCATAATACAAGTTGTTCCAATAGCTTAATGCAGATGTCTTCTTCTTCTCTTCTTCTCCTCTTGCCCACATCCATTCGTATTGTGGTTGTATTTGTTGTTGCTGTTCACTGAATGGATCTAGTTTTTCCTTTCTAGTTATATAATTTCTTATATTCTCCTTCATGTAATCCTCTACAACTTTCTTTTGTTCGGGCTTTATCTTCGGAGTTAATATACCATTGTCGTCAGCTTCAACCAAAACCAACTTACCAGTCTTATCATTCTCCCAAGCCTCTTTGTCGTATGTGGCTTGGTATTCTTGATTGGGCATAGAGTCAGTCAATAGAGATAACATCTTGAAGTTATTCTTGGTTAACGCCCCTATTGTATTTCTTTCCCATTCATCGTACTCGTTCCTTACTGTGGCATCCTGAATCTCTTCTACTAGTCCTGTCTTGAAAAACCCTTTTAATTTTTCTACGTTTGACTCAGTGAACTCTGCTAACCCTTTTGCTTGTTCCTGAAGGTATGCATTAGGATCAAAGTAATCAACCCTAGTATTTAGCCTCTGTCTAAGTACATTTGGACTAACATAATTGCTGCCCATCTTATTAACGCCATCTATCCCCTTCTCTACGCTAGCCAACCCTACGGTACCGGTAGTGGGGTTAATCCAAAAAGAAGTGTTTGCTATGTTGCCTAAGCTTTGATTTTGTGCCGCCAATTGAAGCTCCCCAACGGATCCCCCATTGCCTTTCCTTTCCATTAATTCCTTGGTAGCAATATTATACTCATCCACTAATCCAAAAACTTGTTCAGTAGAAGCCTTACTGTTCTGCTGCGCTATTTTGTAGTCAGCCAAACTCATCTGCCCAGACTTAAGCATACGATTAATCATGAGTCTGTATTGAGTCATCTGATCTCCAAATCTCAACGCAAATTCTGATGCTGTTTTGTTTTCTCCAGCAGGTACATCAGTTAATCTTTGTAGGTCTTCCTGTAACTGAGCATCTAAAGCAGCCTTCTTTTCTTGCCTGTCCTTATCAATTTGGTTGATGGTGTCAGTAAGATTCTTACTTATGACCGACCAGTCTACTGTACTGTCGGCTTGTTGTTCGGCAAATTTATAATACGTCATTGTCCTTGGGTTGCGAATATGTTACTCTCAATAATTCTTTTAATCAAGTCAGGTCTTTGACTCAAGTAATCTTGGAACTGAGCAGGTGTCATCGCTCCAACTATTGGATTATTCTTATCATCCGTTGGCTTCTCTGTATAAGATAGACCCGACAACTCAGCGAGTTCAGGGTTAGAAGATAATGCAGCAACCCTCCCTTGTAGTTCTTGTTGACTCATACCGGCCGCTGTAGCTTGTCCAGATAAATCACCATACATCTTAGCACCCTTTGATTGGTAGTACAATGGCAGTGCGTTACCTATGGTCCCACCAAGTGCAGCAAGAGATCCCATACCTTGAGCTAAGTCAGCGTTGGCTCTAGCCTCTGCTTGTGCTCCTGCTTTCTGAGCCCCTTCAATCTCCTGCATATTCACCCCAACATTCATATCCCTGAGCCTAGACTCCTCTGTTGCTATTGCTTCATTGATAGCTTGCTGTTCCTTTGCTTGAGCCTCGGCTATGTCTCTAGCGCCTTCATTCATGCCCATCTGAACACGACCAGCCACTGCTGCTGCTCCTCTATCGCTTTCTACTCCTGCTTGAGTTAGCCCGGCACCTGTTACGTTCATGGCTTCCATAGCTCTCTCATATGGTTCCTTAACAATAGATAAGCCCTCATACACATTCTGTTTAAGAAGTGCACGAGTTTGGTCCATTATTTTTTTAGCGCTGATTCTCGCTGCTTCTACCTTTTGCTGCTCTTGAGCCATGTCATAGAAGCTTTTTGCTGCCGCACCGGCTTGAATGCCTCCAGATATAATTGCTGCTGTTGTTGCTGCCATATACTTAAAATTTAATAATCATTTCTTTGGTGTAGGTATCCCCATCTATATACCCTACTTCTTTATATACATTAATCAATGATGGGTGCTTGATTAAAGCGTAAACATATTTGAACCCCATGTTTTGACATGTGGTGGTCAATGTTTCTATTAGCATGCTTAATGCTTCTTTCCTTTGCGGCTTCTTGTTGTATGTCTTGCTTGATATTATCCAATCAACCCAAGCAGCCTTGGAGTTTGTGACATACATAAAGCCGGCACATATGGGCTCTTCACCATCGTAAATGATGATTCCACCTTCGCCATCGTTGGGCAAGAATTCCCGGCTAGGAGCCGACCATCCCCAATCACTCCACCACTTTGTCAGGGTGTTGTCGTAATCTTCTTTGGTTAATATTCTTGCATACAAAGACATACATACAAAGATATTGTTTTTTAAGGATAACTCTTCATGACCTCAGACTGCACAGCGAATAGCTCTATCTTATTAGGATTTGGGTTCTCCAATGTGAATAAACAGTAGTGCCCAAGCACGCCATGAGATTCAGCCACAGAGTTCTTTATGTATAGCATATATGGTGTCTGAACCGGTGGTACGCTACCGGATGTTGCGTTTACTACCAATCTATTTTCTCCTTGAGGATAGTTCACTTGGATGTCTGTTATGACACCAAACAATACAGGAGTGCTATATGTCGGTGGTAGAGCATAGTACAATGTGTCGCCTATTGAAACAATACTACCTATAGATACTAGTGGAGAGATACTAAAGTTTACTTGAGTCGCTGCCGTAGGACCAATTATGGATGAGCTTCTGCCTATACCATTCAATGACCTCAATGGGTATTCGCTTGTGGACGCAGGCGTTGTTCCTGAGTTTCTTACGAAAGCAAAATATGCCCCCTCCTTTTTCTCAAACCAACTCCTGTTGATAAATCCTGTAGTCTGAATGTCGGTTTGCATTGTGGCTTCCCAAGCATCATCCCCTTCTAGATTGAGCGTCTTGAATAATTTATTCTCCAATGGAGAGTCATTGAATACGCTAGTTAAGGTAGAGTTGTATTGGACACCATAGAAATTATTTCTGGTGTTGTTTACGTTGTGCCTAAAAAGATTTCCTCCTTTGAATGTGTAAAAGTAATTGTTCATGCCTATCATCCAATCAGGCAGAAAAGAGTAGAAGGATACCCATCCATCTACTCCTTTGCTATATGTCAACGTATAGTTACTCATTTCTTTTTATTATGGTGCACAACATCCAACCGCTGTTACAGGTATTGAAGAACTAATAGACCCTACTAAAGCGCAGAATGAATAAGCGTATCCCGGAGGGAGATTGTACATTATGGAAACAGAGCTACAATCCGTATACTCTATTGTTTGAGTTTCTGCTGTGTTGTTCACTACATTGTACCCGAAACAAACTTCATTACAATCCGTTACTGCGGTTATATCGGTTATTACTTTTGTTGGTGTTCCACTAGACAACCCAACAACTTGGAATATACAGAATGGCTGAGACTGAAGTTCAACGAAGTCACCAATAGCAGGTGCTGGATCACCTATCTGCAACTCAGCTATAAACTCCTGATTGTCTCCACATCTTCTAACGATGAAGTTACCACCGTATATACACTCACCAAACTGAACCACTACCCCATTTACAACTTGGAACCAAGTATTGGGTGCAGGTAAATCATTTGATTGGTAGTATCCATCGGCTAATGGAGTGGCACCATTAACATCAGCAAATACCATATCGCTCAATCCTAAGGTTCCTGCTGAACCATTGACGTGGAATACATAGTATGTCCATGATATAGATGACTCACAAGCCTCAAAAGCTGATGAACCGCCTTGACTACTGTCGAATGGAACAAGGCCGCTAGGGCACTCCACTTCAATACTGAACGCACTGGGGGATCCACACAATGTTATTACTTTTACTTGAGCTGTGTTTATTGCAGGATTCACCTTTGGGATAATCATATAAAAGAAAGCCGGTGACAATATCGTCAAATCTAATTGAGTGTTCACCACGCTAACCGTTTCCGTTAATCCACTTGCCGAGAATGTAGTTCCATCGTATTTTTTTACAGGGACTCCACTCCAAGGACTGTTAGGAACTAGACCACAATTATAGGATTGATTTCCCAAAAACACAGGAAGGCCAGATGTACCTGATAGATGTCCATATATAGGGCTACTACCGCTGTTGTATATAACCCCATCATACAAAACTTGTATCCCGACCGGGAATGCGTTTGGTGTAGGAAAATCCAATGTCACAACTACAGCACCAACAGATGAACCCAAGTCTATATCCATGTACCATACGCCATCTCCTGTGGCGGCTACTAGCCCTGTGTTACAAGGTAATGCGCACGATGGGCATGTGCTTTGAGGTTGAAAAACCCCGTCTATTAATTCTCTGACTATAACTCCATCGGAGTAGAACCCATTAGGAGCAACCGAATTCAACCCCGGATCGTCATAAGCCGAGGTTGATGATGCTAGTGATGGGCCGTCTAAGTAGTATACTGAACTTGGCATAGGTTAACAATTACAACAAACGTCTGTTTCATCGACATTCGAATAGCACAAAGTTACAGCATTTGCGTTTCTAAAATCCCAAATCAAATACAAGTAATCTCCCGGACCTCCAGCATTGAATGTGGCATAAAATTCCGATGCGGAAGACGTTACTATTGGTGTGGCTGTATTTGCTATTCCTAATAGAGTCTGTATGTCTGTCATGTCATTATCGTATAGCGTGTTGCTTCTGAGGTATCTAAATGAATCAGATGATACATCAAAGTCGAAAGTATCTCCAAACAGCTTATTTGACACCATAAACACAGTGCTTCCATCTGTAGGTATGTTTCCGCTACCCTGACCACCGGTGGTCGCTGTGTATTTGCTTATAGCGAATGGGCCTGTCGGGTTAGCAAATGTTACAAAAGAACTTTGCGTTGGACCAAGGTATGCCCCATCCTCGTATCTGTATTGGGGGTGGATTGTTAAACCAGAATCTGAACCACTAGTAACTACTACCTGAACGACAGTTATGGTTTGCTGCACAGGGCATTCAACAGTTACGCTCAACACCAACGCTGCCGTAGATGTGATTGTTACGTTAGCTACATCAACAGAGTTAGATCCTTTGTTTACAAGCAATGAACCAGATGCATTTGTTGCTCCCGTAGACGTGGTAACTCCATCGTAAACAACCGATACATTGAATGTTTCAAATGGCTGAACAGATCCAATCACATTGTATATTATAGAGAATTGACCTACATACTCCCCGACATTTACGCAGTAACTTCTTGATAAGCCAACGCCAAGATTGAAGTTGTATGTCTGCGATATACCACAATCCAAGCACAGACTTGGAACCGGTATATCTCTATCGTTAATGGTCAAAACGTATTCGTTCATGTATGGATCAAACCCACCTAGCTTTTGAGTGCCGAAAGAATTTATGAACTCATCACGGAACCATGTTCTCATGCCCATCTCAGAAACGACAGTAAGTCTATCGTTGCCTGCTGATTCACCGTATAGGTTTATGACAACACCTCTCTTTACATCGGTGAAGTATCTGTCGTATCCCCAATTAACATAGCTTTCAGGGTTGAAGCTGATTCCGTATTTTTCTACACGAGCAATTTGAGTGCCCAGTACTTCAGGTACTGAGGCAACTGCCCCACCACCGGTTGAATCACTCAATAAGTTTTTCCCTGCGAGTACATAGGAAATCTTATCTTCCTGCAACACCAATACGTCAGTCTCTCTGCCGTCAAGTATTTGAATAGGGCCAAATATATCCTCTAGTGGCTTGAAGTTCAATAGACCAAGGTTAAACTCATTCAGTTTATTTACGTTGGATTCATCGTTGAATACACCGCTATATGTGATATCCGCAAATCTATCAGCTTCCTGATAATCCTGAGCAGAAACAGACATAACTCGGTTGCCCAATGTCAGCGACCGTCCAAATATTGAATCTCTTATCTTGTAGCTTTCCGCTCCGTTACCAAAGCAATAGCAATTGAAGAACTCAGTGTCTACTAAAGCAGGAACAGAGCCTGTTTGGTCTTGAACATTGCCCTCGTGAAACCCATTGGTTATAGGGAATGACATGTTGTTCTCATAGAATATATCTGGGTTTGCTTCTGAAGGCTCTGTCTCAAATACCAACAATGAGTCCGCACGGTAAACATCAATAGATACCTCAACGCTTGACTTTCTTTGATTTTTATTTAGAACACCTGTACATGCTGCTGTACCAGAAACAACCAAACTCAGAGCACCGCCTGAAAATTCCTTGAATTGATATTTGTTTGTACACAGCGATGGATTGACTGTTTGAGTTCCAGTTAACAAAATGGGATTGTAGTCGTTTGATACAGGGCAATTATTACCACCTACATCTTGAAATCCACTATCAAGAACATACTCTACGTTATCTCCATCCCACCAATCTTTAAAGTTTGCATAGTCAGCAGACGCAGTGAGACTGACATCTAATTCGTATATCCTTCTTTCGCAGTTCCCTGATCCATCTCCCCTACCAAGTCTTTGAAACCTAAAGAATAAATTTATTCTACTTCCAGCAGGAATATCATAGTTTACAGTATTGCCATTATCATCCAAATAGTAACATGGATAGACAAGTATAGGGTATTGTGTTGTTGATATATCTCCATCCTCTACTACATATATCTTACCTCTAGATATTATAGATAATGGGTCAAATACAGCATTGAAATTATTAGCATTAATCTTCATGTATGGCCCTGAGGGTACAGTAAGATTCACTGATGGGTTAGATGGATTCGGTACATTTATAAAATCCTGTGGCTTCGATTCTTTCTCCAATACAGTAGTATATGTACAAGATGATCTAGCTCCAGAGGTATCTGCCTTTACAATCAAACGGTCACCAGCTTCTACCTTTTGAGAGTTTTCTCCGTCAAGCAAGAAGTAAGTTGCTCCTGTCTCTGGGTCCCTGAAAAATAAAGACGAGTATATTGTTTCGTAGTTCTCTCTGTCTGGCTTAATAACAAACTTATATCTCTTAGCCCAAACAGGAGGCTTCTGAGTAATAGGTATGGTTATTCTTATGCTATTCTTTGTAATAGAGTTAGCACATGGAACATACATAGTATTGTCCTGACTTACCAGTACCGTAGAGGATCTATTGTATTCGTCCATGTACACGATACCAATCTCATACCCTCTGTTGCTATGTAAGCTAGATGGAGTAGCAGTCTTTTGGAAAGTAGCAGATACGGATGTCACTTCGTAATACTCATAGACATAGTTAGCAGCGTTTGCAGGATCCTCATATCTCATCGCAGGGAATTGAAATCCTATAGAGTTGTTGGTCGGAAAAGTCAATATACCTATTGGTTGTCCACTTGTAGATATACCGCTGCTCACCTTGTCGTACGATCCTAAGTTCTGAGGTAAATTACAATTAAATATATCAGTCCAAGTATTACCATTACAAGAGTTTGGCACCGTTTGTATATTGGTTACTGTACCTATTTTCTCTTGAAACTCTGGGCTTGTAGCCATTGCGTAAACAGATGAATAGGTATTAGGAAGAATAAAATCGAAAGAGAATGATATGTTTGTTGTTTGTTGTCCACCAGTGCTACCGGGTCCAGTAAACTGAGAGTGAGCAACACCAACTGAAATACTCAATGACGCTCCTTGATTCAACTCTATCCCGGGCAAATCAACAAATGCAACTGCGTCAGATACGGTAATCGTAGTATTGATGGTGTATTGACCACTATATGACCCCTCTGATAATTGCTCAACGCCAACATCTTCAGTAATCAGTGTAGGGAAGTAAGTGAATTGTACTGGCTGCCCCTGATTTGTAATCAAATCATATCCTTCCACATAGTTGCCATACATCAATCTATTACCCATGATGGTCTGAGCCTTTGCTAGTAAGGGTACGTTATCGTATAGTCTTAGCAATTCAGCGATAGGTAATATTGTATATATCTTACTATTGGAGAAGGTATAGGTTTCATTTGTATTATCAGGCAAACCAAGAACTTGCTTATCTAGTTTCTCGATAACCTTGATGACGTTTCCATTCATGTCCTTAAACAGCAAGTCTATTCCTTTGACTAATGGCCCACCAGTGTTGTATGTGATCTCAACTGCATTGTCGGAGTTCTCCATACCAATATTTTGAAAGCTATTCAAGTCAAAATTGAAAGGATCTGGCAAAAATGCAGGATTCGAGAATTGAGATGTAGCAGAGTACTCCCCATCTTCGTATCTATATCTATAGGCAAAGCATAAGAATCTGTCCTCCATAAAGTTCTCGCTCGTTGGAGAGAAGTATGTGGAAATGGTTGGAGATTCAACCGGTGGCTTCTTTATTACTAGTATGGATTCAGCAGTGAACTGATCCACGTTACCCACAGGGTTCGGGTAATTCTTTAGCGTGTTTATTACCCTAGGGGCATTGTAGTCATCGGTAAAGAACAATAGATTTTCATTCGTATTCCCGGTTCTAACCAAGTTTACACCTGTTATTAAATAAGATGGATTGAAGTTCAGCGTAGTGTTTACGCCTCCTCCATTATCAATACTGATTACATGATACTGAAGAGTAGAGGATGTCATGTTGTACGAAACAATCATGTCCAACTTCTTGGTTACACCCACACTTAATGGGAAAGCAGGATCATGAACAAACCAATATATGGTTTCAAATTCACTATCGTCTATGGCTCCTATACATCTAGCACTAGAACTCAATGCGGTCCCGTTTATATATCTCAAAGATGTTAGAGGCAGATTCCCTTTAATGTTCTCTATTACCCCAATCTCTGAGTTCTCTGTGGAACCCATTCGTATATTTAGAGCATCCACATATTCACCATTGGGTACAAGGCGTTCATCAATCACCTTGTTCATTTTGCCTGCTACGAAATTCCTTGTTATGTTCGCCATATTATTTTATCCACTTGTCCAAACCACGAAGACTCATCAAAAGTCTTCCGGGATGTATGTTGCTTATTCTGATTTTTGCGTTTCTTAATAGTGATTCTTTTTCTTTTCTAGCACGAGCAACTATATACTCTTGTATGCCAAGCTTTGTACTCAATAACTCATACTGAATATAAGCGTACACATACTTCTCAAACAACTTGTTTACAGATATAAGAGAATCATCACCGCCTTCCATGCCATCAGATATGTACTCCAATATACACTGCTGATCAACCATGTCAGAGTTGAAGTTAATAACACCGGCCTTTTTGTTTATAGCAAATGTGGGATTAAAGTTTGCAGTCTCTGTGTTTAAACCAAACCTATCTCCAATGTTGTAATCAAAATACCACATGCCATCTATGTTCCATCCCTCTTGTCCATCAAATGGCGCACCGGGATTTAGATAGATATTCTTCTTGGTTCCGTTCAGTCTGTCGAAATCTATATTGGAGTATTGAGGCTCTAAGATATTTCCATTCTGATCGAACAGAAGATTACCGTTGTTGTCTTGCAAGTATGCACTCGATGATAATATCTGAATGTTTTCGGTCATTGGTCTCAAGTATCCATCCTTGTATAGTGATATACGAACCCAATTGACGTAGTCAGATGGTAGAACGAATATAAGATTGTGAGCCACGGTCAACTCCAATACCTTTATTTCCTTGAACGCATCGTAGTTCAATTCCTGTATAGCTCTCTTGGCGTGGAAAATAATCTTGTACCTCTCTTCATTGTTGACCAATGAATGGTTGCCTGTGTACATCAATTGATAGTTCTTAACTATATCCTGAAGGCTTACATATTGGTATGACCCCCAGTTCTTATCTTCTGGTGAGGTGCCGTTATTGGTATAGTACTGGTAATTAGATATGTATGCCATGATTACTTCTTATTCTCGTTTTGTTGCGCTTCTTGCACTGCTCCGAATTGAACTGCCTCTATCTCTCTTATGGACATTCCTGCGTACTGAAGTATCTTGAATATCAAAGGATACTCGTATTCTTGAGGAATCTCAAAGTCTTGATAGTCAGGTTGGCTTTGGTCGAATGCTGGCTCTCCACTTACTAGTGTTAT